AGGCCGCAGGGCTCCGCGCCCAGGCGGACGCTGCTGATACGGCGGCCCATACGTGGTTCGACGTCGTCGGATTCGAGCCGTACGCCCATCTTGAGGGTGAGGAGTACAGGCTATGAGCCCGATCCCTGGGTACAAGGTCATCCCTGACGGGTGGGCTGAGCACCACCGCCCCACCGCGAACGGGACCATGACGGAGCCGGTCGTGATCAAGCGCATCAGTGACGGCCCTCCCCCATACCCGATCCCTGACGGCTGGACCTCTGAGGCTACCGTCCACGAGGCGTTCTGCCGGGTGCAGGAGCTCAAGCGTGAGGGCGGATCCGTCCCCGCCGAGCAGCCCACCAGCGAGCGCCAGTACCTCATCACCATCCCGGTGATCGACGCCCCAGCGTTCCGCGCCGGTGAGCGCGGCGACGTCGTCCACACCCTCGGCCGGCAGTTCCGGATCGCGTCCATCATGTTCGGGTCCCTCCTGTGGGAGCTGGACTTCATCTGCGTGGACAACCTCACCCAGCAAAACCCCGCATAGGAGGTCAGTCGTGGGCATTGACGCCTCAGACTTCCGGAAGCTCAGCGCGGACCTGACCAAAGCGACAGGCAAGACCGGGAACCGTGCCCAACTGGTGGTCCGCAAGTCCCTCGTGGACGGCGTGGCGGCGGCAAAGAACAGGGCCCCTGTCGACACCGGCAACCTGAAGGGCTCCATCGGCCACAGCGACCTCCGCACGGTCGGAAGCACGGGAACGATTGGCGGCGAGTTCGGCCCGACAGCCAATTACGGCGAGTACGTCGAGCTGGGCACGTCACGGATGGCACCTCAGCCGTTCATGGGTCCGGCCGCCGACCTGATTACCCCGGGTTTTGAGCAGGCCATGGCGCAACTCGGGGAGGAGATGCTTGGTGGCTGACCCGACAGTACTCGTCACCACGATCCTGACCGCGCTGAGGACGATCCCTGGCATCACCGTCTATGACGGGTTCGTGCCAACGAGCGTCCCTATGACCGGGACGTACATCAACCCCTACATCGTCCTCTGGGCAGGCAACGGCGACGAGCCTGACGAACTCACCGCTGACGGAGTTCAGGACGGCGGTTCCCTCGTCTTCGACTTTCAAACCACAGTGGTCGGCGCGAATCCTGGCGTCTGCCGGACAGTGACCAAAGCCGCGAAAGCGAAACTCACGAACCTCCAAGCCGGCACGGGCCGGGTCCGGAGGAACCCTGACGGGTTCAACCAGCAATCCCCCATCCTCGACACCCAAACATCCCCGGCCCGCTTCCTGCTCCCCCTGCAGTGGCGGCTCATCACCAACTAGGAGAACCACATGGCAGACGACGGTTTCGTCAAAGCTGTGGGCCCGGACGGCAAGAAACGCCGGGTCCCCAAGCACTACCTCACCAACCCTTCATTGGGTTTCAGACTCCCGCCTTCAGCAAAGAAGGTCCGGGAACCGGCCACTCCGGCCACCGCACGAGTAACCGAACCGGCCACGCCGGAGACAGCCAAGGAGGTTAGCTGATGAAAGTCGCTGCTGACGGAAAAAAGAAATTCATCCTGCTCACGACCGCACCCGCTGCGGCATCGGGCATCCCGACCGTAACCGAACTGCTGGCCGGCCAGGACATTTCCTGTGCCGTCCTCGACTCCGACGCGAACTGGTCCAACACTGCCAGTGACCGGTTCAACGAGAAGGCAGCCTGCCAGAAGGGCAACTCCCAGGCGTTGGGCGCGTCGAACTACGACACCGCCCTGACGTTCCTGCGTGAGTACCTCGACGCCGGCGGCCCGGACGCTACCGGCGAAGACCTCGGATACGAGTCGGTAAGGGTCAAGGGCACCACGTCCTGGATCTACCTCCGCGAATCCGATAAGGACTCCACGGAACCGATCGCAGCCGGAGACATCATCGACCTCGGCGGCGAAGTCGTCTCGGACGCCCCGATGCGGGTGAACAACGACGGCAACATCAAGCGGCGGATTGAATTTCTGCCGCAGAACATGATCGTCGAAGAGCCGGTCGGCGCCGCAGCGCCGTAACCAGACTGCTGGCCGGGTGGTTTTCCAAGGTTCCGCCCGGCCAGCGCACCACCCCAAAACCTTGCCCCAAACATTCAAAGACCTTGGAGGTCCCCATGACTGAAACCCTGAACCCCAAAGCATTCAACCTCGACGACTGGGCGCTCGACGCCAACCTCCCCGAGGAAAGCGCCGACGTCTACAAGCGTGCCGACGTTGTCAGTGAACTCTCTGCCCTCAAGCGCCAGATCGAAACCCATCGTGAAGCGTTCGCCGGGGCTGAGAAGACCGCCGGGGACGTGAGTGGGCTCGGAGTACTGGAGCGCCGGTACAGCGAACTCGTAGACACGTTCACGGGCTCGCTGCTGACCGTCTACGTCCGGGCGATCACCTCAGATGAGCGGGAAGCCCTCCGGGAAGCGCACGAGGAGCGCACCAAGAACTGGGACCCCCAGCGCCGCAACCGTGAGTACGGGTTTGACTTGCTGGCAGCGGCCATCACCGCCGTCCGGGACCGGGACGGAGAGCGCATCGACGTCCGTTGGGATGTGCACCAGATCAAGAAGCTGGAGAAGGCCATCGGCGGATCCCAGATGTCCCTCATCCTCGCCGCCCGCGAGGTCGCACAGAACCAGGCACCCACCGTGGATGCAGATTTTTTGCACAAGCCCTCTGGCTCGGAAGCTGGTCAGGACTAGTACAGGTCCTGAAGACTGCACGGGCTACGGGCAAACCCCCTAGCCACTGGTACTCCCGGAACCGGGGCGACTGGACGGACAAGGACTACCTGCTGATGCTGGCCCTCACCATCTATGAGGACGGCCTGTGCGGGTGCGGGCAGCCGCTGGTCCTCGCTCATCACGAGGATAACGACGGCTGGTACGAAGCGCACAAGAAGCAGTGTCACTCCTGTGCCGCCCGCGAAAGGGCAACGCAAGGGAACGGCAAGGACCAATACACGCCCGCACCGGGCGAGAAGGTTTACACCGTGTACACGCGGCCAGAAGGTAAGCCGTTACCGCCGTTCAAGCGCCGCTAGTACCCGCATTCCGAAACCGATACCGGCGAGCACCAGCCCCGCCAGGACCAGCCACAACGGCACAAGGTTCCCACCGGCGGACACGACGGCGATCGTGAACAACACACCAACCACGGCGAGCACCAGCCCGATCTTGATCAGAGCTGTGCCCGGACGGTTCGTAACTTCCCCAGTTTCAGTCATGCCGTCATTCTGCCATGACCTCCACCTACCCCGTCCTAGGAGGCCCCATGTCAACGCGATCTGTGAAGGTTGTCCTAGAAGCCGAGGTCAGTAAGTATCTGCAGAACGTCGACAAGGCAGCTAAGGCAGCTTCGGACGCGGGTGCTGCTGCTGAGGCGGCCGGGAAGAAGATTGACCAGGCGCAGGATACTGCGGCGAAGTCTACGGACAAGTCAACTGAGGCCAACAAGAAGCACGGTACGTCCGGCGAGGAGTCCGCGAAGGGCTCCGAGAAGGCCGCCGAGGCCAGCAAGAAGGACGCGCAGTACAAGTCTGATCAGGCCGAAGCGGCCAAGACGGCCGGCACAGCCCTGCTCGCGTTCGGCACCACCACCGTCGCTGCCTTGGGTGCGTCTGCCAAGGCCGCCATGGACTGGGAATCTGCCTGGGCTGGCGTCACCAAGACCGTTGAAGGCTCCCCCGCACAGATGGCGGAGCTGGAAACTGGGCTGCGTAACCTGGCCAAGACGCTGCCCTCCACCCACCAGGAGATCGCAGGCGTCGCTGAGGCTGCCGGGCAGTTGGGTGTCAAGCGCGAGGACATTCTCAAATTCACCAAAACGATGGTGGACCTCGGCGAAACAACCAACCTCACGGCCGAGGAAGCCGCCACAGACATTGCCCAGATCGCCAACGTCATGGGCACTACCGGCGACGACATCGACAACTTCGGTGCGACGCTGGTGGCCCTCGGAAACGACGGCGCTTCCACCGAGAAGGACATCCTCAGCATGGCCCAGCGGATCGCTGGTGCAGGCAAGCTGGTCGGTGCTACTGAGGGCGAAGTACTGGCCCTGTCCAACACGCTGGCCTCCATGGGCGTCAATGCTGAGCTTGGTGGTGGAGTTTCCACCCGCGTTCTGCTCAAGATGTACGCAGCGGTGCAGGATGGTGGCCCCAAGCTGGAGGCCTTCGCCAAGGCCGCCGGTACCTCCGCCCAGGACTTCGCCACAGCCTTCGCCAACAGCCCAGTTGAGGCCCTCGGGATGGTCACTGCCGGCATGGAGCGGACCAAGCAAGAGGGCGGCAACGTTGTCGCCATGCTGAAGACCATGGGCATCAAAGGCACAGAGGAAATGCAGGTCATGCTTGCCCTGGCGGGGTCGGGTGACCTCCTCAGCAATTCACTGGAACTTCAGGCCACGGCGTGGGCAGAGAACACGGCGCTGATTGACGAGGCGTCCAAGCGGTACGAGACGACAGAGTCCAAGGTCAAGGTGGCCTGGAACAACATCAAGGACGCGGCCATCGACGCGGGGGCGGTCATGTTGCCGGTCATCTCCGGTATCGCGGAGAACGTGGCCAACCTCGCTACTGGCTTCGGAGACCTCCCTGCCCCACTCCAAGGAGCTATCACCGGGTTGACGGGTGTAGTGGGCGTGACGGCCCTCGTGGGCGGCGGGCTCATGCTCCTCCTGCCCAAAGTGCGGGACGGAATCGACGCCTTCAAGGAACTGGACACCCGTGCGGACGGCAGCAGCCGGAAGCTAGGGAGGGTTGGCAAGGCAGCTGGTATCGCCGCTGGTGCGTTCATCGGCTTCGAAATCCTGAAGTCTGTCCACAACAACATGCAGGAAGCCGGCGTCTCCACCGAGCAGATGACCCAGAACCTACTCAAGCTCGCCAAGCAGGGCGACAGCATGGACAGCGCTTTCAAGGACATCGGCACCAAGGAGTTCGAGGGGGACATTACCTCCGCTGGTGCGGCCCTGAAGAAGACCCTGGACATGGACTTCAACACGTCGGTGGAGAGCTTCGGCGCTTCGGTGTTTGGCATTGATAACGGCATGGCCAAGATCAACGCAGCGTTCGAGAAGTCGGACCAGGCCATAGCGGCTGCGGCGACCAGCGGAAACACTGAGCTGGCCGCTAAGGGCTTCAAGGCGATCGCTGACAGCGCCAAGGACCAGGGCATCTCAGTGGAGGATACGGCCAAGAAGTTCCCCACCTACATGGCTGCCCTCCGTGAACTGGCCAGCACATCTGAGATCACTCTCGAGCCGCAGGAGTTGCTGGAGCTGGCGATGGGTAGGATGCCCAAACGTCTGGAGGAAGCGGCTGCCGGCGGTGACAAGGCAGCCATAGCGTTCACCAATACTGGCGCGGCCGCTGAGATCGCTGCGGCACAGACCAAGGCCATTGAAGATGCGTTGAAGGCTGTGGGCCTCGCGGCCGACGGGTCGGTGACGGACGTCCAGGCGTGGACCGCAGTGCTGTTTGCTGCTGGCCTGCTGTCGCTGTCGTCGTCAGACGCGGCTATCGCATATCAGGCGAGCATCGATGCCATGACCGAGTCGGTGAAGACGAACGGCACCACCCTGGACATCAACACCGAAAAGGGCAGGAACAACCAGTCCACGTACAACGCTATCGCCCATGCAGCCATGACAGCCATGACCGCCACGGCCGAGGAGACGCTGGCCACGCAGGGATCCGCAGCCGCGCAGGAGCAACTTCAGGGTGCGCTGCACACCAGCTATGACGATCTGATCGCTGCGGCTGGGCAGCTCGGGATCACTGGTGACGCTGCGGACACGATGGCGCGTAAGGCGCTGGGTATCCCCAAGGAAATTCCGATCGACACCTGGGTCAATGACAAGGCCACTTCGACTCTTGAGGGCATCAAGGGCAAGGCGGACGCGCTCGACGGGCGATCCGTCACTATGACGATCCGTGAGGAAACTCACCGCGTCATGTACGAGGAGCGTGTCGCCGCTAACGGAGGGAACGAGCCGACCGGTGGTGGCCTGTACGGCTCGCACGCCGGCGGCGGCGCAGTGCTGAAAAGGGCTGGCGGCGGGCCCATCAGCGGTCCCGGCACGAGCACCAGCGATGAGGTGCCCTTCTGGGGCTCCGACGGCGAGCACGTGCTCGACAAGGGTGACGTGATCAAGATGGGCGGCCAGCAGGCCGTCTACAAGTTCCGTAGCACCCTCAAAGCAGGGCAGCTTGATGGGCTTGCGGCTGGCGGATCCGTCGGGTCGGTGGCCTCAGCCTCGCAGCTGATGATCAGCACCAACACCGCCCCGTCGGTGAGCCTTGAAGGCCTGACTGTCATGGTGACCAATCCGTTCACCGGGGAACAGGTACGCGGCATCGTCACATCCGTGGCCCGGCAAGAAGCCGCCGGGGTCGTTAGCGCTGCTGACGCCCAGGCCCAAAACATGAGGCCAGGGAGGCGCTGATGGTTGCAGTAACAGCAGAACCCTTGATGGGGATCCCGGACGGGGCCGGTGTGACGATCACCGGCCTCGGTGTGGGTAACAGTGTCGTGACGCTGTGGCAGCTATCGGAGAAGCTTCGGAAGCCGGTGCAGGGTCACCGGCGGGTGGTCATGAATGACGCCTCGTACGTGGTGGATCACTTCCCCCCTTT